TTATTCATCACTTTTCATTTCCTGATTTTTTTGCGATTCCAGCCAGTTCAATACCGGAGTTACAGCGTGCATAGTGATAAAGCCACAGTTTTCACAAAAAGATTTATAGCAATAATTCATATCGCTATCACCGGGATGACCAGGCTCAAGCCTGAAGTAAGTCACAAATTCGTCAGATTCCTCACCATTGAGAAGTTGTTGAAGGTTTAGCTTTCCTGTTGTGGCCGTTATCTGAGACTCTTTAAGCCCGCAACCAGGACAAACTACAGTCACGTTTTTTGCATTTAAAAATCTAAAGAAATCAACAGGCTTTACCGTTTCCAGTTTTTTAATAAATTCCTGTTTTTTCTTCTTCATTTCCTCGGAAGGTTCGAGCTCTTTCATTGTCTGGCCTTTAAGCTATCGGATTAAACCTCACCGCATCCTGCAAGTAATCCGGCGCAAGATGGGCGTAAATCATCGTGGTCTGGATCTTCGCGTGACCCAGGATTTTTTGTAGCGTCAGAATATTGCCGCCGTTCATCATAAAGTGACTGGCGAAGGTGTGGCGCAGGGCGTGGACGGCCTGACCATCAGGAACGCCGGGGGCGATCTCTTTGATGGCGTCACGTACCAAAAAATAATCCAGCGACGGAAACACCAGTTTCCCGCCCCGTTTCTTGATTTTTTTAAACAGCGTTTCAGATACGGGGACGGTACGGTTTTTACTGTTCTTGGTATTCGAAAAAGTAATGCGGCAGTGGTGAACGCGGCGCTGCTCAAGCGCCACCACCTCACCCCACCGGGCACCGGTTGCCAGCAGGATTTCAGCAGCCAGCCGTTCATCATCAGCACCGGCCAGTTTTTCAAGCAGCGCGAAACATTCCTTTTTACTGAGATAGCCCATCTCACGCTCGTTAACCTTCATTCCCCTGAGACCATTCACCGGGTTAGCGTGCTGGAAGTGGCCGGAAGAAATCAGCGCGGAGAACATCGCGCCAAGCGCGCCGACCTCGCGGTTAATGGTGCTGGGCTGAATCCCTCGTTCAATACGCGCGATTCGCAATTCAGTAAGCACGGCGGCGTCGAGCTTATGCACGCCCGGATCATCCATGGCCTCACACAACCGAAGAAGTTTCAGATGCGTATTGTGTCCGGACTTCATTAACTGACCGTGGTATTTCCACCACAAATCAATTAGCGCAGACAATGGACGGCGATCGGCGGGCGTTCCCTGCCAGTTGTTATTGTGTTGCTGCGCCAGAACCCACCGTTCATATAAAACCGCGTCAGATTTTGTTTTGAATTTTTTGCGAATGCGTCTGCCCTTACGTCCCTCCGGGCGCATATCCAGCAGGTATCCTCCTGCAATTGATTTGATCCCCATCCCTTACAACCTCAACGTAACAATGCCACCATGCCCCCAGCGCTCCATTATCAGTCGTGCCGTGTACCAGTCTTGCGGAGTTTTTGTGAAAGAGATGTGGCATCGTACCCATCAGGGGAGAGAGACGGGCTAACCTGTCCGGCGAGTTCGTTAGTTTCGTTACTCATCAGCCAGGAGGTGTATTTTTTGAGCTGTGGATGCATCGTTACTTTGAGTAAAACTTCTGTCCCTACCCCTCTAACTCCTGTTTCGTACTGCTTGACCGTACCAACCGCAATACCTATTAAATCCGCGAACTTAGCCTGACTTAACCCCTCGGATTCCCGGATTGCTTTTAATTTATTCGAAATTTCTATTGACATGGTGTGCACCTGATTACTATATTGGTTATCAGTTGAGTACCACTTGACGCTAGAAAAGCCACAAATAGCACCAGATTTAACAGGTTAACACATCATGGCGAAAATCTTGAGTACACACGAACAAGTTGATATCGAGCGTTTGTCAGCGTTCTACCCATACCGTGACGAGCATGGAAATCCGGTATTGGAAGAAAGCCTGGAAGATTATGCGAGGCGTACCAATCAGACCGCTAATGCAGTGAAAAGACAGGCTGATAGGCTAGTGATTCCCATTCTCCAGAATGAGAAAAACGCAAAGCGCCGTGTAAACCTTTACGCACTTTTTCTGAAAACTATCCGACACGCAGAAAAATACGTAAGGATGACGGAATAACGACACCGTTAAAGGAATTAATCGTGACCGACATAAAAGGCTTATGGCTGGAAATATTAGCGGTTATTACTGCTATCTGTTTCAGCATGGTTTTAATCGCCATAACGGTTAAGTTCATTTGCACTTATATTTTTTAACGAGATTAAAATGAACACACTCATTAAAAACGTACCCATTGCCAGAACAGGCAAGATAATTGACGGTCGGGAAATCACACAATCAATGCTCAAGCATTGCGTAGAGACGTTTAACACTGATTATTATCAGCCAAATGTAGGTGAGTTTATTGGCAATCCAATGGTGACTGTCGATATTAAAATTCAGGGAAAAATAGAACGTCTGAAACTGAAAGGCGACACGTTATTTGCTGATATTGAAATGTACATGCCCATAGCCGATGTAAAAAAGTTGTGCCAGTTTCCGGCTATTGCATACAGAAACTACAAAGACATAAAAGCAGCAACATTAATGTACGTAATTCTTAGTAAACTCCCTAACCGCAAAGACTGCATCGCCCTTAACGATTGCGAAATGACAGAGGTAACAAAATGAAACTCACCATCGAAAACGTACAACTTATCCGTTCGGGAAAGTCTCCACGCGGATTCGTTGGCACTCACACGCTACTTTCCATTCCGAATAACATAACCAGCAAGAGCGCCGATGTTAAATACATGGGCGCTCGCATTGGTCACATCGATAATCTGTACCACTTAGATATGCGCGATGGTAGCACAAAGAAACCTACAGAGAAGACGGATGATCGTCATTAATGTCAAACATTTCTCTATAGAAGCGGCTGTGCTGGAGAGGGTGAAGAGGTTGCTCCCATTCATTCACAATATCAGCAATATCAAAAACATCATTAGAGAATTGTCCAGCAAACATTTCGGCAGACCTAAAAGAGTCAAAATGAACATCACGAAGCAAAAGAATGTTTTCAGGATATATAACAGACAGTTTGAAACCTGTATCAGTTTTTAACACTGAGAATATGAGGCGGTACTTATCTTTCCGTAAATAGGATCGAAATTTTTTTGCATCATGTGCATCAAGGGTTACAGGGGAACGAGCACCAATACGGAAAGCTTCTGCATTAATGCGAGCATCAATGAAGTTATCATATAACTCGCACCTGGCAAGCTCGAACCCTCCGTTACGTAAAGACCATAACCATTTTTTTGATTCAGAAGAAAGGATAATTTTCATATGAACAAACCTAAATCTAATGATTTTTTTGTAAAACGGTTACAGGAAGCAGCAGAATCAATGCTGGTTGCCCTTAACCATTACTCATATGACGAGGCTATGGAGGTTCTTGACTGGCTGAAGCAACGAGTAAGAGAAGATAGTGTTATAAAAATTCAGCGATATCACCTGCAACACGACAAAACATTCCCCGTACATATACCTCCAAAGCGCCGTCTGGTTTATGCAGTCCCGAATCTGGAGAGAAGAAAAATACCGGGGTGAGAGGGCGTACATAAAAAGGACATATAGAACTCCTGATTGTGTGTGAAAGGTTTGCGCCCGTCATGCCTTCGAAAACGTAACGGGCGCAGACAACATAGCACAAGCTGCTCGCCGTTCGCAGCCTAAACCACGGCCCCCACCGGGCGGTTATCCCGGTACTTTTTCACACTGCGAGGATGATGTTATGAGGAAACACACGGCAGAACAGGTAAACGAATTCTTACAGGGATACCACTTCGACAATGAAGCCAATCCCCGCCAGAAAGGGACGCATTTTGACATTATGAAGCACGGTATTTTGAGTGTCCGTAACACACTTTTTTATTCAAAAGACACAAGCGCCAGTAAAGACCTGAAAGAACTTAACTGGATGGTGAAACAATTAACTGACGGCGTTGTGCCTGAACCCGCCAGAATTACGGAGTGATAACAATGAATATCAATTATTCATTCACCATTCCAGAATCAATAGCCATTATATCACTGGCCGCATTAGTTATGTTTCTGGCCGTCTGGATATTAATGTTCATTGATACATGGAGACAAAAACGAAAATATTCGCAACTTAAAAAACAAATGAACTTAACCAAAGGAGGAAAAACAAAATGGACACCACCGCAAGGCAAAGAATTTTAGCAGCCGGAATCATCACAAAAGCGGCGGAGACACTGCAAATTGCCAATATGAGGCTTGCAAATCATGAATATCTGGTTGTCTCCGCAGAATTAATGGAAACAGCCAGGAGTTTAAAAACAGTAGCCCGACAATTAAGGGAATTACACGACCTGACCGAATAACAGATTCATTGACCTGGTTCATTTAAACACCGCTCACGCGGCGGGATTCGTACAACCTGAATAAAGGAAAACACAATGATTAACCCGAATAAAACCCTTACCGAAAGAGCATTAGCTGGCGCTCGTTTTTTGCGTATGCACGCCAAAGCAATGGCTGGCGACGATGATTTTTTTGTCGCGATAATGTCTGAACCTCACACCGTTGCCGCCAGCGCCATCGAACAACTCGTTAAAGAAAACGAAAAACTCCGCGCCCAGCTTGTCGCCTTCCAGAAAGCGGTCAGTCCCGCCGTTATGGTTGATCCGGCAAAGGATGATGCCGAACACACCTGCTACACCACGTTCGTGAAAGGCACTCGCGTATGCCTCAAAGCTCACCCGTACCAGCGAGGAACCATAGACGACACCCGCATTGATGAACGTCGCGGCCATCTGTTTTTTGTCTGCTTCGAATCCCCTTTCGAGGCCAACCGCTGGGTAAAGGCGAAACACCTGGAATTAATCCCACAGTAAATAACGCCGCTCACCCCGACAAAGACGTGAAGAGGATTAAACAATGTTGCAGATGAAATTTAAGCCCCGCTTCATTGAAGCGTTCGCCAGCGGCCAGAAGACAACCACACTCCGCATGATGGATTTTCGCTGTTTTCAGTCTGACCACGATTCAGACAAATTTTTCCACAGGGACACCCTGTCCGAAGATATAACCATCCCTGACTACAGCGCTGGCGCAACACTGATTTTTGATAAAGGAACGGTATTTACCCGCGTATCGAACCTTGCCGGACTACTGAAAAGACAGCCTTACCAGCCCCTGAGCAATATCGAGCTGGTCACGGAAACCGAAGGCGGCGAATGGGTTCCGTTCGCCATCGCCTTCATTGCGGACATTTCCGTCATAAAGGGCGACCAGATAACCGACCAACACGCCATCACAGACGGTTTTAACCCGGCAAATCATCCTCGTGCCGAACTCTTCGTATTCATGCGGGACGTTTACCCCAACAAAGACCCGTTAAACGAAATGTACTGGCTGTACACCTTCACCAACATTCAGATGTTGCCGATGCAGGGAGGTGCAGCATGAGCATGAAACTCACCAGATGGGTTGTATTCGAACTTGTGCCTAGCGGGGACATATTACGCATCCACGAAGACCTTATCGACTGGAACAGATCAGTCCTGGATGATATCTACACTCCGCATGAAGAGCGTTATGTATTTCTGATTAATGGCGCACAGTATCGCGCCTGCAATATCGCCATTGAAGGGAGTATCGAACCAGCACCAGAAACCACACCACGCGTTGAACCCTCGCCACGCGAAGAATACGAGAAATACGGTCAGTGGGGTGGTGTATGAAAAAGCCCGTCTTCATCCGTTCCCCGCTCAAATGGGCGGGCGGTAAGTATAACGCCCTGCCGGAACTGTTTAAGCACTTACCCCTTGAAGGTGAGTGCCTGATAGAGCCGTTCGTTGGCAGTGGCACGGTATTTCTGAACACGAACTACAGGCGCTACGTGTTGTGCGACAGCAACCCGGCGCTGATTAATTTTTTCCACACCCTGACCTGGCACACCGGGGAGGTGATTTGGTGGGCTGGCGCTCTTTTCTCTGTAGGCGACGACAAAGAGGATTATTACAGCCGTCGTAAATTCTATAACACCATCAAAGACTACCCCCGGCTTGTCAGTGATCGGGTTTATTGGGCGGCGTTGTTCCTGTATCTCAACCGCCACTCCTTCAACGGACTGTTCCGCACCAATAGTAAAGGTGAGTTCAATGTACCGTTCGGCAAGCGCGAAAAAGCCCCATATTTCCCTGAAAAGGAAATGCGCCGCTTTGCTTTAAAAGCCCGCCAGACAAAAACCAAATTTATATGTTGTGATTTCAGGTTGGCCCTTAACCCCTGGCTCGTGCCTGAATTAGAAAACGCCGTTATTTACTGCGATCCACCCTATATCCCGGAAAGTAAAACAGCCGATTTCACGCAATACAACGGTGAGCGTTTTACTCGTCGCGATCATGAGCATCTGGTTAAGTACCTGACAAATAACCAGCCACCTTTCGCAAAAGTTGTTATTTCCAACAGCGACACTTCCCTGACACGCGAAATCTACGCGCCGTTTAATCTCCACAAACTGAAAGTTAGGCGATCCATTAGCGCCAACGCCAAAGGCCGCAAAAACACCCCAGAAGTGATCGGCGTACTGGATGGCCGGGAAAGGTATGTAAGCGCACCACGCCAGGAGGGAAAGGCATTCGCCGCCGCAATGGAGGCCGCATCATGATGACTTTGAAACCTATGGGAACGCCGGGGAAATGCCCGGCACATGAACGAGCATGGACGCCGGAAGAAGAAGAGTTGGTGATAAGTCTGTACAGGAAAAAAAGCCTGACAGAAATCGCCGCGCTTCTGCCAGCACCAGGCAGATCAGCCGACGCTGTTGCACACAAGCTTCAATTTTTACGTGAGCGTTTTCCGGATCAAATCGGTTACATGAGACCCCGATATACACAAGAACAAGACAACTTCATCCGCAAAAATTGCCACATGATGACCGCAGAAGAAATCGGCAATCAACTGGCACCACGGCGGACGAGAGCCTCAGTAATGCACAGAGCAAGACGCCTGGGTATCAGTCTCTATAAATGCGGTGATAATTCCCCTCATACCAAGTACGAGGACGAAGATGTTGAACTCATCCGCGGGTTACGTGACAGCTCCGATCTGACATTCCGGGAGATTGGCAGAAAGTTTGCCATCGATAAGGACACAACCAGATGGCTGTATTACCACCGCCATACTGCCATTGACGCCATCGCAAGGGAGTACCTGCCGCGATGACCACGTACAAAAACCGCTTGCTGCAATCCGCGCTCATGGGTTACATTTCCCCTGCCCCTCATAAAACGGGGGCCGGGCCTGCAAACCCGCTGACTACACAAGCGCACAACCGCGCAAGCGGTTTTTTTACGTGCCAAGCATCGTCACACCCTTTTCGCATTATGGTGGGGCGTATGGGGGAGCCGAAAGGCTCGCCGGGTTCTTGTGTAGCCGGTTTTTGCAGCCCTGTACGTCTCACCACCCACGAGCCTGCAAACTCGCGTGGTGAGTTATCACAATTCACTACACAAGGTTATCCATCATGGCAAACCGTAAACAACGCCAGCGTCGCGATCAGGTCGCGCGCATCCATACCCAGACCGAAATCAACCGCCGTCTGTATCGTTCCCATACGCTCGCACATTACCTTAGTGCCGAGCTGCTCACCATGCCAGTTAACCGCTTGCCGTTATGGCTTCCAGCCGTTATGGACTACATCGCCGACGATATCGGCGACATTCAGCGACTGCTTAATAAGCCCTCGCGCTCAGCGTAATAACCCCCCCCGTCGCCCCTGCCAGCCAGGGGCGGTTGTGCATCCTGTTAACCGGGAGGTCTGGCTATGACCGTGACCAGGGGACGCTGCGCACCAACACCCCCGCCGCCGTATCCTGGCAAAGCCCGGGATATGACGGCTTACCTGTATCCGTGGAACAGCCCGGACTACGACGCCGCCGCAGCAAATGAACTTACCCCGGAACCCGTCACCACCAGTGACGACCAGGGCGACCCGTCATTGTGTTTTGAATATCTGACGCCAGACGGCGAGCGCCGCACGCTCACGTATGAAGAACTTCAGGAGTTGTGCAATACACCCCTGGAAAATCGCGGCCTTATTGAGCAGGAAAAAGCCGCCGAAAAAGAGCGTGAGAAGCGCGAAAAATACCTGCGCCGCCGTCTGCAATCACTGCCGGGGATCATTCGCCGCCGTTTTGCCCTGAAACTGGCCGCACTCGACGGGGAAAGCCCGGAACGCGCGGTTAAGTGGCTGTTTGGCACCTTTGAGCGCCACATACTGCGCCGCGTTGAGATGGTCAACGTGCAGTATTACCCGTGTGACACACTCCCCGCATTGCTGCTACCCATGCGTGACGACTTCCATTTACTGCCGTGGGCCGACAAAAAGAAACTCAGACGCATGGCGTATACGCTTTCCAGACTCATGAAAACGGAGTTTGAAAGCCAGTTTGATTACCAGTACAGCCAGACCGAAGACCTGGAATTCTCCATACTGGACGCCTACGGCTGTATCGCCAGCAAGGCCCGCGCCCTCAATATTGCGATCCCCGGATGGGATAAGTACAGCGACGAAGAACTTGACGCCGAAGAGGCGTTGCGGGCCGTTGGTCGCCTCCAGGCGGAAAAATGGTGGCTGGGTAAGTTAAAGCGTATTCACGACCGCTGGCGCGAACACCTGATGATAGCGGCAGGTTATGTCAGTAAGCAGGCTTCCCCGAAATGTTCGGAACCCTGCCTGAAAGAGTGGCTGGCACAGCAAAAGGCTAACATGGCCTGGCTGCACAAAATGGAGCTGGAAGACAAAGACACCGGCGAGCGCTCGCCGCTGATCGATAAGGTGCTGGCGAGCACATCTAACCCCAAAATCGCCCGCATGGAACTGACCACCCGCGCGGCCGGTTTTCAGGATATCGCCGATGAAATGGGGCTTATCGGGATGTTTTTCACCCTGACCGCCCCGTCTTCGTACCATTCCACCCACATCAAGGACGGCAAACGCAACGACAAATACAACGGGGCCAGCCCCAGAAAAACGCAGAAATACCTTTGCAAGGTCTGGTCACGCGTCCGCGCCGCCTGGCAGCGCCGGGGCATTCGTACGTTCGGATTTCGTACCGTGGAACCCCACCATGACGGCACGCCACACTGGCACATGGTGTTGTGGTTTAAGCCTGAAGATCTGGAAAAAGCAACAACAGTGTTTCGCACGTATGCCTTACAGGAAGACGGCGACGAACCGGGAGCAGAAGACTACCGCTTTGAAGCGGTTCAGGAAGATAAAAGCCGGGGCCGCGCCGTAGGCTACATCGTCAAATACATCTCGAAAAATATCGATGGTCACGGCCTTGATGGTGAAGTGGACAAAGAGACCGGGCGACCACTAAAGGAAGAAGCCAGACGCGTTAAGGCTTGGGCCTCCCGCTGGAATATTCGCCAGTTTCAGCAAATCGGCGGCGCACCCGTCACTATCTGGCGTGAGCTGCGCCGCCTGGGCGATCGTGAACTGGTGTTATCCCCGGAGATCGAAGCCGTTCGCGCCGTGGCGGATGCGTCAGACTGGCAGCACTACACCATGTATCAGGGTGGCCCGTTCGTTGCCCGCGACGATCTCACCGTTCGCCTGTACTACAGCCACACCGAAAACGGCAATGATTACGGCGACACGGTATCAAAAATAGAGGGGGTTTACAGCCCGTTTTCGGACGCAGAAGACCTCATCTACACCCGCACCGCAAGCTACAACATCGTGCCGAAACTGAATCCGGCACCGAGCGGGGTTTTGCCTTTAACAGGCCGCGAAGCGGCCCCTTGGAGTTCTGTCAATAACTGTACGCAGACCCCGGAAGGCGGTGAAAAAAGCGACAGTAAGCCGACAGAACTTCCGCGAAATATTGACGATTTACGGCGATATTCCCGCCAGCAAAAGCAGGAAATCACCGACCGACTGAAACGTGAACCCCGGTTAAGTGCAGATGAAGCCTTCACTGCCACTATTCAGCACATGAAAGCGACTATCAACGACGTTTCCGACTCTCAATGGGGGCCGGAAGTCAAAGCAGCTTACCGAGAATTTATTGATCTGACACCGGAAGAACAGGCGGAACACTGGCGGAAAAAACTACACGAAGAGGCGTTGCAGCGTGCGGCCAGCTACGCCAGCGCCGACGCCATCTACCAGCAGAAGAAAGCCGAAGCCGTTCGTAATTCAGAACAACGTACTGACAGCAGGAAACAGGAACGCCGGATATCTGAAACATCCGGCACCCAACGCACCCTTCACAACCTGTTAGCCCGCTGGCAGAAAGCCACAAGGGGGAAAAATGCGTAGTTTTATACTCGACATGACGCCGGAACGCTGGAAAAAACTGAAAACCAGCCCCGAAAACTTCCCGATAACCGAAGCCGATCTCCCGTCTCAGCCAGAGCCAGGAGACACACTTATTATCAGGCACCTGCTACCCAACAGGAGGGGTATTATCGATCTTGGGGATTGCGTCATCGCCTGGGCGGAGCCGGTAGCCAGCAATCCTCACCGTTACCGGCTGAAAGTGACCTTTAACATGACGCCGGAACAGGTGAAACAGCGCTACGGTTGTCGTTGCACAAAATTATCGTCGATATTGTGCCGGTACAAAGAGCAGGAAGCGGAAAAAGAGCGGGCTAAGTGGGAAAGAAAGCGCCAGGTACTGGCCCATAAGGCAGAAACAGCCGCACGGTATCTGAAAAAATAAGAGAGCCAGTACCGCTCGCCGCAAGCCCTGATTAGAGAACCGCGCAGCGGTGAGTCTGTCAGGGCGAGGAAGCGGAATTACTGATGACCTGAAGAGAGCTACTTACGCGCCGGGCTTGCTTATCCGGCTGGCTGGTAGGTGTTTTTATTGGTACTGTTTTATTCGTTTTTTTCATATCCTGGGGCGCTTTATGTATTTTGTTGTATGATTTCCCCATAAAATGAACAACAAAAGCAGCAAAATAACCATTTTTGATAGTGCGTGTAGTTTTGGGCTATCATCTGGCATCATAGAGTATGCGTGAATATCAATCAGTCATATGAGGTTAAAATGAAAACCAGAGCTAAACAAATGGCTACCAGCGCAATTGTTGCAGCCCTGACTGCCTCACTGGCACCAGTACCAGCATCAAGCGCTACACCTATAATCCCGGTTATAGAGAGTCAGCAGATCGGTAACATGACATCTCATTTAACATTCGATCTCACGGAACGGCTTTTCTTTCTTCCACTCCCTGAAGCTACATCTTACCTTCAGAGCATCACCAATTATATGCGCCGGGTACTTTCAGATGGCGTAGCTAAACGGGATTTACGAGGTAGTAAGGGGCGATTATTTTCAAAAGAAGCGCTTTTGCGTAAAACCCTTATAGAAAACATCGAGCATTCCAGGCAAATCATGACAGCAATTAAAACCGTAATGCAGGATGATTACCTTAAAAAAGCGTTCCCTGATCTGGCTGAACGAGAAGAATACAAGACCAGGCTGATTAAATTTGGCAGAGCTGTAGCTAATAATCTTTATACTACTGAAGATGCGTTATCACATATTGATCAACAAAAATCGCCGGGAGCAACCTGTAATGCCCCGCAACCTGACAGTAATGAAGTTAAGGCACTGATTGCTTCGGAGCATAGAAAACTTGGCCTTCACTCGCCTGACTGGGTTTGACGTATGCAGGTAAAAGTCACTATCCACAAAGATGTGGAGTGTTCCGCCGCCGCCACACACTACGCAAAACTATTACGGGACTGGAAAACAACAGGCATTCTTCCCGCTCACTTTGGACGCGACGGGCAATGGGAATTAAATAAACGTACCGTTGATTCAAACATATTTAAACTACACATCCGCCTGCCTGATGAGCCTGGCTGGAAAAAGCACAAACCACAGTTAGAAAGAACATCAAATCATTATCTGGTATATGTCAGGCACTGGCTAAACGAAGACCAGATACAGATTATCAGCATCATGTCTCCCAATGCTCACGAGTTGGCTAACTCATCATTTCTTGCCGTACTGGAACAACGCGCAGAAGACTTTCATAACACCTGATTTTGCTCTTTAATGAATGCCTTCCTGTGACAATTTATGTCTGCACAATACTGCACAAATTTGCACAATTTTTTTGACCGATTTTTTGCCCTTTCCGGCCTGTACTGGCGCGGTCTGAGGCCGGATCGGTGCGTGCACAAAAATTGAAGCGTTTGCTGCGCGCAGGTGACGGGGGAACAGCCCACGCAACGGGGGCTGGAAGGCAACCCGGCGAGAATGTGGCTAAATCGCCGCGTGAGCGCTTTTGTGTGCGACGAACTGATACGCGCTGGCGTGATTCGATTGCTCAGACGTGCGCCCGTCTGCGTGGCGCTGAGGCGTTATTTTTAAAGGGAGATTCAGGGAAGGCGTGGCCGCTAATGTGCTGATAACCAGCAGGTTAATAAGCTGAAAGCAGGCAGGATTAGTGAAAAAGATTGATGGTGTATAGTGTGGCAGGTCATGGTCAGCGATAACCTGCCGGAGGAATCAGGCGCTGTTCTGTTCCAGCAGTGCGTAAGAGTTAAACCGTACCACCTCTTCGCCAAGCCAGTCATTGATATATTTGAGGGCTTCCATTGCCGGATTAAGTTCATTGATGGCAAACACGCGCGCCGCTTTTTCAATGTCGCCAAACGATCCCTTCTCGCCCGGCATGGCACCCAGCAATTGCGGCGGTACGCGGTGAGACGCCAGAACGTCATCACGCGAGGACGCCTTAATATTCATGAACTCATCTTTGGCGGTAATTTGCTGGAAAGGCAAAATCTGCACCCCATCCTTTCCCCCGCCAGTGGTCTGGATCAGCAGGTTTTTAAACGCGCCGCCGCCCCGCGATTCCGTTAACGTTTTTTTCAGCGTTTCCATGCTTTCGCGGTCAACGGCGGATGATCCGATATGAATAATGCAGCCCGCGTGTGAGCCATTGTCATAGTAATATTTGCGAAACTGATCCGCAGAACGTGAGAGACTGGCCGACAGCAGCGCCCCGATATATTCAGGCATTCCGTAGATCTCCTGATTGATATCGGGATTAATGATGTGGCACACCTCCCCGCGCCGGAAGGCATAATCATCCCTGCCGGGTTCGGTGTACCAGTAAGTCTCAAAATCAGTGCCGCGACGGGTATATTTTGCCAGCGCGTGGCGCAGCTCCAGCGTGCCGCCGAGACGGTTACGACGCCGTTCAACGTAGGCATTACCAAACACAAACCAGTCCAGCGCCAGCGCCGAAAACACCTGACGACTCAGCAGGCGGTGCGGAATAAAACAACCATTGAGCGCGTTGCGTTTGAAATACAGAGCGGACTGATGCCATGAGGTCTGCCGCGATGCACGCGCCAGCCCGCCGAAATCAACCGGCGTTTCGTACCATCGCCCGTTATCAGCGCAGTACATGTTATCCAGCAGGTCAAAACCACTGACGCTGTAAGGACCGTCAAATGTAAACGCACTCAGCGCAGGATCGCTTTTAAGCGCCTGTTCAAAACCCACCCCATTACCCCTGTTGTGGCTTTTCTTCCGGTTTTTTCTGCTCATCAGAACTCCATAACAAAACCCCTGACCGCACCATCTTCATCGCCAAGCGGTTCATTGATGACAGCCAGCATATTCGCCCATGCCAGATCGCCATGACTGACACCGCGCGAACGGTCAGTGTCGTAGGTGATAAATCCACCCTGCGTTTTGATTTTGCGCACGGCATTAAACGCCGTCACAAGCGCCCGTTCGCTGCGGTCATATTCCCACCGCCCGGCGCGTATGACCTGAAGCATCTTCATGACCAGCGCACGCTTTGACGCCAACGTGAAATTGTAGGGAACCGCAGCGGGGAGGAACTTCTTCACAATCTGGTACACGGCGTCGCCATTACCACCTGTCACATCGATACCGATGTGCTGAACGTTATATTTCAGGGTGATATCCTCAATCACCCGCGCCTGTTCTTCGAACTCCAGCCCCTGCACCTGTCTTGTCTCAATGGTACGAAACTTGCCGCCTGACACGGCGGGCGGCACCACCACGCACAGCGCGCCGCTGTCGCCGTTACCAGTACTGCCGTTGGCGTCATAACCCACCCAGACAGGACGATTTCCCATGGGGCGCGGCGCAAAGGGTTTCCAGTCAGGCCAGTCATCATAACCGTCAACGCCACAGCCTATCAGCGAGTTCAGGCTGAAGGCGGACTCACCGTCGCGGACAAACTCGCACATATACAGATTGCGGAATTCGTCTTCGCTGTTTTCATCCTGAATCTCTTCCAGGTCTGTATATTCCCAGCCGTGATCGATAACGTCCTGGAGGGTGACAATCTGCCGCCAGGTTTTGTCCGGGTACAGAACGCCGCTGTTAAGCGCCTTCCATGACACGTCAAACTCCTGGCGTTTCGATTTCTGGCGCTTTTTATTCCACCGGTCTCCCGTCCAGAACGGATAGGCTTCATGTGTCTCGCCTGATGGGGTGGAAAAATAGGTACGGGTAAGCCCCTTCAGTGTTGCCATTGCCCCGGCAACCTTGCGGAGATTGATAAAATTGCTGACCCAGAAAAATTCATCGAATTTCAGGTTGCCCGTATAGGATTGCGCCGTCGCCGCTGACGTCCCCAGAAAATGCAGCTCGGCCCCGTTGGACAGGATGATTTTGTCGCCGCCTTTCAGCTCAACATCCACTTCCAGCGCCGCCTGTTGAATAAAGCCTTTGAACTGGTGCGCCTGGCGCCGGGATGCCGACAAAAAGATTTGGTTACGCTGATACGGGTATTTCACATCATCCCGCAGCGCATCAAGCAATGCCTCGCGTGCAAAATACCAGGTTGCGCCAATCTGGCGGGACTTCAGGATCATACGGTTGCGGTGATGCCGCTGCTCATACCAGCCGCGTTGATGCCAGGCCAGCGAACCCATGATTTTTTCCCGCAGCGCGATAATCTGCTCTTCGGTGAAGTGATTTTTCAGTTTACGTTTGCGTGGCTTTTTTGTGCCGTTAGCGTCAGTGGGCTGGCCGTCACTCAGCTTTTTCAGTTGCCGCGTGAGCAGATCAATCTCTTTAAAATCTCCCCCGGTTTTATCGGGCTTTCCTGTAAGCTGAACAAGGCGGGCATCAATGGACTGCGTGACGCGCGCAACAGGCGGCGTTTCGTCCCATTCATCGCGTTTTTTCCATGAGTAGATCGTGTTCTGGCTTATCCCCATCAGCCGCGCGATTTCCGCTGGCGGGTATCCCTGCCAGTAAAGTTGTTTAGCCCGCAGCCGTACAAAAGCATCCTGAATCATCGCGCCTCCCGCTTCATGCCGGGAAGATTACCCCGCGCGCGATCCCTCTCTCACACCCTTTCAGTTCTGCCCGTCCGGCGACAACAAAACCGCGTTGAGGAAGGTGCCTGCGCCTTGTCATCATGGCTGCATCACAAACACAGACAGGATTAGCAGCATGGGTAGCGCAAACAAACCAGCCCGCAAAAAATTCCGTGTCGCCGTTTCCGGTTCAACCATTGACGGACGCGAAATCAGTGGCGAGCACCTGAAGGCAGCAGCGAAAAATTACGATCCCACGGTGTATGGTGCGCGGGTTAACGTGGAACACATCACCTCCCCTTTTCCCAACAGCGACCTTTGCGCTATGGGTGATGTGACAGCACTGAGTGCGGAAGATATCACCGAAGGCCCATTGTCTGGCCGTACCGCGCTCTATGCGGAAATTGAGCCGACAGACCGCATGAAGAAGCTCACGGACGAAGGCAAAAAAATCTACTCCAGCATTGAACTTCACCCGCAATTTTCACTGAACGGCAACCCCTACATTGTGGGACTGGCAATGACAGACACGCCTGCAAGTCTGGGTACTGAACGTCTGAAATTCGCGGCACAGCAACGCGAACAGGTGATGAAGTTCAATAACCAGCACACCGAAGCGCCAATGTTCACTGAAGCGATGGAAGCCGAAATTATCGGGCTGGCAGAGCAACGCAGCGAAGAAGGCAAACAATGGTTCAGCCGTGTCATGGAGTTGATTGGCAAGGGACGTAAATCAGACAGCGAGCAGTTCAGCCAGGTACGGGAAGCGGTGGAAGGTGTGGCGCAGTCACACGCTGACCTTCTCGATCGCTTTAACGATATGTCGCGCCAGCACGACAGCGACCACAAAACCATCGAAAAACTGACCGCCGAACTGACCACGCTACGCGACCAACTGGCAAGCCAGGACGGCGATACAAAAGACCGTTTCCGCGCAACGGGCGGTAACGCCGCAGAAATGCCCGACTTCTGATTTTAAAGTGAGAGAATAAAGCGATGAATTATGCACTTTCAGCCAGCACCCGCAGTAATCTTGATCTCTACATGGCGCATCAGGCGAGCCTTAACGGTCTCCCGGTAACGGGGCTGGCAAAAAACTTTGCCGTTGATCCGGCTGTTCAGCAGCGTCTCGAAAACGCCATGAAAGACAGCACCGAACTGACGCAAAGAATCAACGTTATCGGTGTTACCAATCAGGAAGGCGAAAAAGTCCTCGTTGACACCACCGGCCCGATTGCCCGCACCAACTCAGCCAGTGATGGTTCAAAACGCCGTAATCCGCTCACGCCTTACGATCTGGCCGCCCGCCGCTACCGTTGTGAACAGGTGAACTACGACACCTACATCAGTTATGCGCAACTTGACGCCTGGAACGCCCATCCCGATTTCGCCGCCCGTATCAGTAAACAGATAGCGCTTCAGATAGCGCTTGACCGCATCATGATCGGCTTTAACGGTACGAGTCATGCGCTTGTTTCCGATTTTGCCGCTAACCCACGTCTACAGGATGTTAACCCCGGCTGGCTTGAGCATATTCGTAAACAGGCATCGGCGCGCGTGATGAAGGGTGTAACGCTTGCGACCCGCGATATGAGTAACAAGGTTATCGCTAAGGGTGACTACGCCAACCCGGACGCCCTGGTTCAGGATGCACGCTCCTCATTGCTGGACGAATGGTACAAAGACGCCCCGGATCTGGTTGTTCTGTTATCACGCAACCTCTTTAACTCACTACGTCTGCCGTTCATCAACGCCATGAGCCAGAGCAACCCCAACACTGAACTGATGGCCGGTCAGTTGATTGTGGCATCTCACCTGATTGGCGGTTTACCAACCTACTTTGCACCGTTCTTCCCGGATAACGCGATGCTGATCACCTCCTTCAGCAACCTTTCGATCTACTTCCAGAAAGGGAGCCTGCGTCGTCTGATGCGCGAGGAGCCGGAGTACAACCGCATCGCGACCTATCAGTCGATGAATGATGCCTACGTGGTGGAAGACTACGGTAAGTGCGCCCTGATTGAAGATCTGAAGTTCGCGCCGGAGTCGGACGCCGCCAGTGATGCAGGTGCAGCCGCATAACGTATGACGCGGGCGCATTGCGCCCGCCATAACGGAGGATAAACAGATGCTGACACCGGCACAGAAACATTTTCAACAGATCATGGCGCGCCGTGCAGGGCTTGAGACCGGGGAAGAAACGCTGGTTGAACGTACCGCGCACGAACAGATCCTTCACCGCCTCCGCCTGGCGCAGTCGCGGCTGAAAGGTATCCAGTCAAAAGCGGCAAAGGCAGACGTAAAAAAAGAACTGTTACCTGAATTTGAGGGCTGGATCGAGGGGACGCTGGACAGCGACAACGGACGCCCGGATGAGGTGATTACCACCCTGATGGTGTGGGCCGTGGACTGTGGCGATCTCCCGCTGGCATTACGCATCGGCGAATACGTGGTACGCCACAACCTCAGTCTGCCCGACAATTTCGGACGTGACGCGGCGACGGTGCTCACGGAGGAGATCTGTAACCCGTTATTAACACTGGCAGGAACCGACCCGGACGCCGATTTATCCGGTTATATCGAACCGCTGGACACGCTGTGGGAGATTGTCACCAACAGGGACATGCCGGACGAGGTACGCGCCAAACTGTGCAAGGCATGCGCCTTTGCCCGCCGCCACCTGACGGACGCTGACAGCGTGGCCGCCTCACTGAGGTTGTTGCGTGAAGCCATGCATCTTAACCCCAATGCCGGGGTTAAGCGCGAAATCGCCACCCTGACACGCGCCCTGAAAAAACTGACGGGCAGCACGGGGGACGAAACCGGCAACGACGGTACAACACCGGCAGACACGGGGAAAGACACCCCGGCAAAAACACCGGCACGTAAAACCGCCGCCCGCAAAACAGTAACCGGAAAGGCTAAAACGCCCCGCAGGGCAACAAAGAAATAATTAACAACTTCGACCCCGTCGACAGGCGGCGCGCCGGTGATCTGAATGCACGCCATTCTTTTTACCGGTTGCCCACCGCCTGGTTTTTAAGGAGTTCCGTATGGGCATGGTGGCAAAACCGAAAGTCAGCAGCGCAGACACCGACGTTACCGATGTTGACGACGGAGACGAAAAAGTAACTGCCGGAGCATTCTGGCCGGAGATCCTGTTACGCGATCTCCGCCTTGACAGTCGTATACCGGGCAGGACAACCACTTCACGCCTGAAGTTCGTCGCCACCGAAGCAGTGGCACACATCACTGACCAGCTTGACGACTGGCGGGACATTCAGGAATCAGCCGGTTACAGCACGCTGGCTGACGTTCCGGCCAGAATGCTCAACGGCGAGAGCGTGAAGGTGTATCGCTACCGCCGCGCGGTTTACTCCGCCGCCCGCGCCCTGCTTCTTGAGAACGCCCGCGACGTGGACACCACCCAAAAAGGCGACCGTAAGGCCGACGCGCTGGAAGTACAGACCAACGATTTATGGCGTGATGTGCGCTGGGCCATTGCTGATATTCGCGGTACTCAGCGCCTGTTCGTGGGGCTGATCTGATGAAAGTCAAAGCGCTTCAGGGCGACACCGTGGATCTGCTTTGCTTTCGTCATTACGGCACCACACAGGGCGTCACTGAGCAGGTACTGGCCGCCAATCCGGGACTCAGCAACAGTGTGTTTCTGGAAGCCGGGCAGGAAGTGGAACTGCCGGAGCAACAGAAGAAAAAACAACGGGAAATGATCCAGCTATGGAGCTGAGCATCATGAGGGCAGGACAATACAGCATGAGCAACAACCCATACACCTGGTCTGACTGGGTGGAACTGATTAAAGGCTGGATTAACGGCGATATCCCGCTCGACAGCCTGTTAATGACCGCCGCCGTTGCCGCGCTGAGGGTGTTTTACACCGGAAAAAGCTGGCGGCGTATGTTGCTGGAAGTCCCGCTGTGTTGCCTGCTGGCCGTGGCGACATTCAGCATCATCAAACCCGTACCTGCCTCATGGCTGACCGAAGACTGGCGAGTGGGGATTGGTGCCGCTATCGGCCTTATCGGCGTTGAACACATCCGGGCGCTGGGCGTACTCATCACAAAGAAATTTGCAGAGAAAAACGACAAATGAAAATTTCAGACAGCGGACTGGCCGCACTTAAACGCGAAGAGGGTTGCAGACTGACCGCCTACCAGGACTCGCGCGGCATCTGGACTATTGGCACCGGGCATACCGGAAAAGTGGATGGTATCGCCATCCATAAAGGGATGACCATCACTCAGGACACCGCCGACAGACTGCTGCGCGACGATTTGTCATGGGTGGAGCGCTGTATTGCCGAACGGGTAACAGTTCCACTGAACCAGAACCAGTATGACGCGTTATGCAGTCTGATTTTCAATATCGGGGCCAGTGCCTTTACCGGTTCCAGAGTCCGTCGCTACCTGAACGCCGGTAACTACACCGCCGCCGCTGACGCTTTCCTGAAATGGTCCCGCGCAGGCAGTAACCCGACCATTCTGGCTCCGCGTCGTGGACGTGAGCGGGCGATGTTTCTTGATCAGGGGTAAGATCGCGTGAACCGCGTAACGACTGGCGTAATAACCTCGTTGCTGATAGTAGCCGCAGCGCTGGCATGGACTACCCGTCACTATCACGGTAACGCCGTGGAGTACAAAGACCAGCGTGATACCGCCACTCATAACCTGAATCTGGCAAACGAAACTATCAGTGATATGACGCGGCGCCAGCGCCAGAACGCCGCCCTTGACGCGAAGTACACACAGGAATTAGCCAATGCAAAAGCCGAATCCGAAAAGTTACGCGCTGATCTTGCTGCTGGCCGTCGCCGGTTGCAACTCCACGCCACCTGTATGCCCGCCGCGGCGCGTGATACCGCCGCCACCGGCGCAACTGATGCAGCCGCCGCCCGACTTACTCCGGACGCTGAGCGGGATTATCAGCGTCTCAGAACCGAAGCACGCGTCGTCATCGCACAAGTGAACGGCCTGCAACAGTACATCAACGAACAGTGCTATCAACCTGAGAGGAAAAAGTGATGAATTACACCCGGTACGACCTTGTGACAGCCAACACACACACGGAACTACAGGCCAGGTTGACGGAAAAAATCGCTCTGGGCTGGCAGCCTTATGGTGCGCCGGTAACAGCATCGGCCCCCGGAACACCGTTCTACCTGATGCAGGCTGTCGTCACTGTCGCCCCCGGCACTTCCCCTGTTATTTCACCGGAAAATCCTGATTCATCTGCGCATACATCACCATCGCTCACCGGGCCGGACACCTCCCGCGAACCGGAATACTACTTCGTCATCCCCGTCGCCGGGCAGTCGAACGCGATGGCTTATGGCGAGGGGCTTCCTCTGCCGGATACCCTGGATGCACCACACCCGCGCATTAAGCAACTGGCACGCCGCGCCACGGTGACGCCGGGCGGGGCGGCCTGCAACTACAACGACATTATCCCGCTCGACCACTGCCCGCATGACGTACAGGACATGACCGGGATTAACCACCCGAAAGCCGACCTGTCGAAAGGTGAATACGGCACCGTGAGCCAGGCGCTGCATATCGCGAAAAAGTTACTGCCGTACCTTCCCGATAATGCCGGTATTCTCATTGTTCCGTGTTGTCGTGGCGGATCTGCGTTCACTCAGGGCACAGAGGGCGCATTCACTGAAAGCAGCGGCGCAACGGAAGCCTCCAGCCGCTGGGGCGTAGGTAAACCACTTTATCAGGATTTGATCCTGCGCACGAAAGCCGCACTGGATCCGAACCCGAAAAACGTCCTGCTCGCCGTCGTCTGGATGCAGGGGGAGTTTGACATGTCGTCCGCCAGTTATGCACAACAGCCAGCCCTGTTTGCGGCGATGGTGAAACAGTTCCGCGCTGACCTGGCAGATTATGCCGCACAGATGCCGGATTTTAATGTCGACAGTGTGCCGTGGATTTGCGGGGATACCACGTACTACTGGAAAAACACGTACCCCGCACAGTACGACACGGTATACGGGGCCTACAAAACCTGTCAGGAGCCGGGCGTCTTTTTCGTGCCGTTTATGACGGATGAGAGCGGAAACCATACCCCGACCAATGACCCGGCTGACGATCCGGATATTCCGGCAGCGGGGTATTTCGGGGCGGCTTCCAGAACGAACGGGAACTGGACGTCGTCATTGCGTGCCAGCCATTTCAGTTCATGGGCGCGCCGCAACATTATTCCGGAGCGAATGGCATCAGCCATTTTGCTGTATGCCGGGCGTAAAAGTCTGCTGGCGGCACCGTCAGGCTCAGCGCTGCCCGTAACGGCAACCTCCGCCGCCACAACAGACACCGCAGCCACCCTGAGCTACACGCCGAAGGTGGACGAAGTGGGCTACAACGGACGCCGGGGCGACGGGACGCTGCAACAGCAGGGCTGGGAAAGCGTCAGCGGTGCCACCTTCACACCAAAGGCGAACCCGGACGGCAAAGGTGGCCACGTGCTGGCGATAACCAAAACGGCGGGACAGATCTGGACCATTCAGCAACCGGTCAGCAAGGGAAGCGATCTGCTGAAATACGGCGGTGAGCTGGTGTGTCAGTTCCGCCTGACCACACCACTGAAGGAAAAGCAGTACGCGTTTGCGTTCTACTGGCGGATAGCCGCGGGCGATATTCCGTCCGGCGTGAAGTTCGCGGGCACAGCAGGAGGCGCATGGCCTGCCCTGATGAACTTCTTCATCCAGACGGACGGAACAGACATTAACCTGATGGCGCACCGATCCCCGACCAATATTAAACTGGGGACATTCGGGGCGTACAACACAGACTGGCACACCCTGAAGGTGGTGTACCACGGGGGCAATACGAACCGTGCCTCGCTGTACATTGACGGGAACAGTGCCGGAGATTTCAGCCTGATGTACTGTCCGGCGACGGCCCCGGCGAACACGATACAGATGACCAGCATCACCGGTGGTGACACTTACGACACTGAACTGGCGGCTTTCAGCGCCTCCGTGTACCGGGATGATGCGACTTTGTCCCTGAAAGACACCGACGCTTCATCTTACGTGTACTTCCCGGCGGGCACGCGTGGCGGGAAGGTGGTACTTCCGGACGCGAAAATCAGCGCCGGTAATACGGTGCAGATAGTGGCGAACAGCGCGGGTACCATTACAATACAGCCCGCGAATGAAAACGTACTGATTAACGGCCTGCCTTCCTCCACCACCACCGATCACAGCACCACGCTGGTACAGACGGGAGAGGATGGAAAAACCTGGGTGACGGCGTAAATAAAAAAACCGGACCGCCCCATCACGGGAAAACAGTCCGGTAAAACATGGAAGTGTAGCTTTGTTTCAATGAGTATCCCTGATGAAGCACAGGGAAATAAAAATATTTCACCAGCAGGTATAAACCGTCAATGAGTAAATTCACCACGCCCGCCATTCTGGAGATGCTTGGCCACTACAACTGGCGCGTATACGAGCCTTTTGAGTTTTACCTGAGCGACGACAACAGCGATGTTATCAGCGTACCTGCCGGATTTATCACTGACCTCGCCAGCGTGCCGCGCATCTTCTGGACGCTCCTGCATTCGACTCTTTTGCGGTTGCCATAA